TCAGTGGTACACTTTGCCGCCGCTGTTTATATCCAAGGGAGTGTTGCCATAAGCCGTCGCATCCTTGGCAAGGCTTGGCATCACCTGGTCGATCAGTTGAGAACTCATGCCGGTAGTCGTGAGCCAGTAATATGCCTCGGCAAGCTCAGAGCTGGAGCTGCCTGTTTTCAGGGCCAGATTATCGAGCATGGAGCTTAATGCATCAACCCGAGGTCCAGCCGTGTCAGAATTATACCCCTCCTTAATCGCGGTCTGGTAGAGTATCTGCTCAAACGCGGCATAATCATCGGCCGACTCCTTAGCCACACCGGCCGCGACACCAGCCATCAGCACATGGGTGAACACGTCTCCACCATGCCCTCGCTGTTGCGGCCTGGGTGGCATCGGATCAGGACCAGGCTCGGACTCTGGGTCGGGCGACGTAGGCTGGTCAGGGTTAGACGGTGGCTGCATATATCCGCCGCCTCCACCCCCGCCTCCCCCGCCGCCGGCCGCGTACCCGTGATATTCGTCATACGCCGATATCCAGGCATCCTTCATTTCACCGATTTTGGTGATGTCGTCATCGATGGCGGTACCGATACCCTGCACGGCCGTGATGGCGGCGCTGGTCTCGTCGGTGAAGGCGCGCATGCCCTCATCCAGCCCCACCGGCGCGCGCAACGCCGCCAGTTCTTCGGTCAGGCTGAGTGCCGTGTCGCGGGTAACTTTCAACGCGTCGGTGAGGTCGGTGAATTCGCTGCGGATTTCACCTACCTGGCCCTGCATCTCATTGCGCAGCCGCAGGGTGAGTTCGGCAACCAGATCATCCGCCATGGCTCATCCCCCCTTTTCGCGCGTGTGCAGCTCCCCCGCCGCATTGGCCCAGAAACTTATTTCGTCCCAGGTGAGTTTTTCCAGCTCAGCCTTCGGCCAGTGGTACCACCGCCCCAGAAACGCCAGGATCAGGGGCCAGTCCGCAGGCCAGGCGTCGTAAAAAAACGATAAACCCGCAATGCCGCGCCGATGTCGCGCGCGTCCATCAGGTTATAAATGAGCTGCATCTTGGCCAGGAAAATACCAGCCGAGCAGCCGATTGCCACAACCTCAAAATCATCCTCTTTGGCCTTGCGCAGCTCCAAGCGAGCCTTGCCGTTGATGGGCCCCATTGTGAGGGACTTAAACACCTCTTCCGTGGTTGCCCCTTGCCCGTCCTTATAGCGCAGCACCACGGGCGACTGCAGGGTCAACACCACGCTTCCATCACTCTGCAGCACCGCATTCACCGGCCAGTCCGCCTTGGGGGCGCCAGCCTGGCCATCCACCAGAACCGGGAGATTTTCCGGCGCAGGTGCCGGCGTATCAGCCAAAACAGGCAGCACCTCGGCCACCGCAGCAACCTGCGCACCATGCGTGATCACCGGCGGATCGATCACGACACGACCTCAGGTGCTGGCTGCCCGGACCATTTGCAGGACACGTTACTCCCCGCCCCACCCTTCACCATCGGGTCCCCGGTCAGGAATGCGCCATTTATGGTGTAGGTCTGGCCAGAGTCGCATTTCAAAACCAGCGGCTGGCCAGCCAGCGCCTTCAGATCATCGAGCGACATACCCTTGGCCAGCGGAAAACTGGCGCTGACTTCCGGCGCCATGAACGACTGTGATTGCGTGACCTGCCGTCCCGCCACTACCGCCGTGCTGACCAGGCCGCCGCGTTTGAAGCTGGATGATTTGGTATCGACGTTGAACTTGGTGCTGCCCCAAATGAGGTCGATAATACCAAGCGATGCTGCGGTCGGATTTGCTGTACCGGACATGGTGACCTCAATTGTTGGAGATGAATTCGAGCGAGCCGGCCAGCACGATCAGATTGCCCATATTGTCAATTTGCATCCGCGCATCCACCCGGTTGCCATCCTGCCCGTTGATCACGAAGGTGGAATTCTTCACCGTGGCGGCGGAATTCTGTATCCAGCCATACTGCTCATAAAGGTTGGATCGCCCGGCCCATTGCGCCAGCAAAGCGCTGGGCGTGACCACATTGGCGTTATACTGCGCGGCGATCGATCCATCCGGCGCCAGCAGCGCCTGCGGGTAGAGCGCCGCCATAAATGTGTCCCAATCATACCGCACCCGTGTCGGAATTTTCACGGCCTGCAGGTCGAAGTAACCGCCATCCGCCACGTTGCCAGGGTCAAACCGGTAGCTGGTGGTGACGCGCTCCAGGTAGAACGCCCCATTGCTGTCCGTGTAATAGGTGGAGAGCCCCGCCTCCAGCAGCACCTGCTTCTCGTTCAAGGAGAACAAATCCGCCTGCGCCGGTGCCGCGATATCGGGCAGCACCACCGTCTTCAACTGCAAGGCGGGCTGCTGCGCGGTGGAATAGCAGCAGGCCCCGGCCACCGCCGCCGCCGTCTTCCAGCTCGGGCTGCGCGGGTTCTGCACGGGCAGCGGCGTAATAAATTTGCAGTTCGGCAGAAACGTCAATGCGGTGCCATAGGTCGCGTCGATCGCCACATAGGCTTGCGCATCCAGCTTCTCCATCGCGCCATAGCGCGGCGTAATCCAGGCGATCAGTGCCGCCATATTGGTGGCATCCGTCCAGGGCCAGGCGACGTCGGTATACCAGGTGCTGGTAATGCCGACGAGCGCGGCGGCGATCGACGCACTCGGGTCCGTTGCCCCGCCGCTCATCGGCGCAATCGTCACGGTTAGGCCCGGCGGCGTCATGTCACCAGGCTGCGCGTTCAGGCGGATATCGAGCTGGTTGCCGAGCGTGCCGGCATTCAAAGCCTTCAGCGCCACGGTGGAGGCGCCGGCGGTATAAGTGGGCGCCATGCCAGGGATGGTTTTGTAGGTGCCGGTGCCCTGCAATTGCAGCGCCGTAAACAAGTTCGCTGCCACCACCGCGGCGGTATCACCAATATTCACCGCCACCGGCACGCGCACAGAGGCAAACTCCAGCGCCAGCGTGCCGGCCGCCGTCGCCGGGCCGGTGATGCTAACGCCGCCGGCGGCGAGCACACCACCCGAGGCATCCGAAATACCGATCACATCCACCGGCGTATAGGGGTTGGCCTTCAGCCAGCTCCCGCACATTTCGGCCAGCACGGAGCCCGCGCCGAACAGCGCCTTGGCCTGCTTAACGCTATACAGCGGATACACCGTGCCAGGTGTGGCCGTGCCCGTGCTCAGCATCTGGCCCATGATCAACCCGCGCGCCGGGAAGGCAGCCAGTTGGTTTTCGTTGATGGCCTGCTTCACCTCGGTATAATTCCCCGGCACTTTCCAGTTATTGGGGATTTCCGTGAAGGCGATGATTTGTGCGCTGCCGGACATGGTTTAGCCTTTCAGGGTTTTGGTGGCCGGCGCGTCCGGGGCCGGGGTTTCCGGCGGCGTTTCAACCTCGGGCGCCGGCGGCTCAGGCGGCTTGGCCTCCACCAGGTCTTTCGAGCGGATCAACCGGTGCACATGCATGGATTTTTGCACCCACGCGCCCGCCGCCGGCACAAACCCGCCACCAGGCAGCGGCAACGGCACTTTACGGCCCTCGCCCGGCACCACGAAGATTTTGTCAGGAACTTGCTGCATCAGGATTTTCCCAGTCGGATAAGTAGGTGGTGGTCACGCCCGTCACGCCGCCGAGCACCCAGGTCTCGGCCATCTCAGCAAACACCCCAGCCCCGCCAGGGTTGGCAATCAGATCAGGCAAAGCCAGCGTGATGGGGATCGAGAAGGACACCTGGACAATCGAGCTGTCATCAGCCCACTCGTCGGAGGCAACGTTGGCCATACCATCAACCGTCGCGGTGCCCGTGTTGGAAAACCAGCCCTGCAGCATCGCAACCAAAATCGGCGCCAGCGTGAGCACACCCAAACCCTGCGCATCGCCATAATAGCGCTCATCCGGCCGTCCCGCCGCGCGCACCGCCACCAGCGCGATCCAGTGCGCGATACCGGCAAACTGACGGCTCTCGATCTTTTGGGCGGAAATTTTCTGGAAGCCCAGCCCGATGAATGGCTGCCCAGAGGTCGTCAAATCCTTCCAGGCGGCTTTGTCGATACGCGGCGGCAGGAATTTATGCTGGAATTTATTGGCCGGAAAGGCGAGTTTGAGCCGCTCCTGGATCAGCTTGCCCTGGGCAACAACCGGGCCAGGGAAGATCAGCGCGAGCGGGTTCTGCGCGCCGCTCATCACCAAAACCCGCCACGGAAGCTGTTACCGTCATTGCGGCCGGAGAACACATCCCGCCGGTCCTCCATCACGGCAAAACTCTCATCGCCCTGCGCCACTTCCTGCAAATCCAGCAACACCAGGCCGCGCGCGATACGCTCCAGCCAGGAGACGGCCTCTTTCTGGTCGTGCAATGCCTGCTCAGACGCCTGCCGGCCGCCACCACTCAGCAGATACACCCGTGCGATGGAGCAAACGGTGCGGGTGATTTCCACCGGCGCGATATCAAGCGGCGTCTGGTAGCGTTTGCGCAGATAGCTGTCGGCCGTCGCCGAGGCATCATTGAGCGCCGCCTGCACCGGTGCCGCCACCACATCCCCCACCTCCTGCCCATCCGGCGTGGAGGCACGCGCAATCTCCGACTGCCCAAACCGCAACACCATATCGTCGATGCTGGCATAGGCCATGGCTGTTAGGCCTTCGTCTTGCCGGTTTTGGCAGCTTCATCTTGCGATGCCACGAGCACGAGGAACTCATCGACATCACCAGCGGCGAGCTGCTGGCCGATGACAACGGTGAGCACGCGATCGCCGATCAACGCCTTCAACTCATCCGCCGTGAAGCGGTCGATGGGGAACGCCTCCACGCCGGTAATTCGAACGCCGGCGCACAGACGCGGCATGGGCGAGGTTGATGTGATGATGATCTGAGGTTTTGCGTTCATGGCATCCTGCACGGGTTATGAGAGGTCAAACACCGCCCGGTCAGCCGGGCGATGCCATTCAGCGGCGCATTACTGCAGCCAGGGGTTCTCGACGGCCTTTGCCAACCCCTTGAAGGTATTGGGCGTCAGATTGGAGAGCTGCTGCGGATCGAAATCATTTACCTCATACGCCTTCGCCAGCGGGTAGAGAGACGGCGGCACGACCAGTTTTGTGGGCGAAATCCCCATCGGCGAGCCATCCGGCCGCTTCCAGGCCGCCATCGCGGCACGCGCCGCCACCAGGTTGGCGAGGTTCAGCGGCGCATCGGAGCGGTAGATAAGCTGGTACAGCCCATAGCCGGCATTGCACCGGCCTTTGGTGCCCCAGGTCAGTTCATTCCGGTCGAACACCGCCGGGTCGGTCAAAGAACCCCGGAACGTGATTTGGAACGGCTCACGGTTTTGGAAAACAAACGGCTTCAGGACGCGCGAGTCATCAATGAGATACCAACTGGTCTGGGAGCCGCTCTGATAATTCGAGTTGGTGGCAGTGCTGTTGGTGTTCGGGAAGCTGACATGGTTAGCGGAGAAGAAATCCTGCCCATCAACCCAAATCTGAGAGACGCCATTTTTGAACAGCGACGCCACCAGTTTGTCCGGCAGATTACCCGCATCCTGGCCAAGCTGTGCTGCCGCCGGCGCCAGCATACCGTATTTGTCGTCGGCAAATTGGTTCATGTCGATCGAGATGGTTTCCTCGAACATCCGGTTTTTGATGGTGAATGTTTCCTGGCTCAGCGAATAAACCTCACGCTCACCAATCCACTCGCGCACACCAGGCAGCATATCCAGGCGCGGATAAACCTCCGCATCGCCGGTTGAATTCACGATAAAACAGAAATCTTTGTACAGACTCTTGGCGGCATAGAGCTGATCATTGAACGACATGGTGACGCCGTTATTGATCGACTGCAGGGCAGGAAAATTAATAATCATTGGTTAGGACCCCTGAATTCTGACATAGGTTTGGCCGTTCTCGATGCCGGCCAGGTAGCCGACCTTACCGGTAAAGCCGGTGGTGGGCGCCGTCAGCGTGAGCGTGCCATCATCGGTGGCGTAGACCGGCGCATTGATGTTCGCGAACGTTGCGCTTGGCACCGTGAGCGCAAAGTCGTCGAACGCGCCGACTGCAAAATCTGCACTGGCCGACGAGCTGCCGATATTACTCACACCGACAGTCGCAAGGCCCACAAAGGCCACAATACCGGCCGTCTGAATGCGCACGGCCTGGCCGGACGAATTCACCCCAAACAGGCCACCGGTATAAATCACCTCACCAGGTGCCACCGGATACCCAAAGGCAATTCCCCGCTGCGGGCCGCGGCGCGCCACGGTAATATTCTGGGTCAATGCCATTACACAGCACTCCCTTCAGCGCCTTTGCTCTTGCCGAATTTTTTCTTGTACATCTCCTTGTCGAGCCCCATGGCGGTGCAAACCGCCATATCCTCGGCACTCAGATCACCGTCGCCAGCATCCTGCATCGCAGTACGCTGGCCACCGGGCGCCTCGCGGATGTGGATCGAGGGCAGACCGTTGATGATCTTCTCGGTGCCGCCAGGGTCCGCCGTGTGCATGGCGATGAACTAATCGCGCGTCGCGGCAATCGGTTTGCCGGCCTTTATCGCTGTATCAACAAACGCCGTAGCGGCATCCGTTTTGCCTTTGGCCTCCAACGTCTGCAGCCGCGTTTGCAGCGCCACCATTTCGGTCACCGGCACGGTGCTGCGCTCCAGCTCGGCAATGCGCGCTTGCGCGGTTTGCAGCGCGGTGCCGCTCTGCGCGGCCGTCTGCAGCGCGGTCAGCACCACGCCGTCATCCACCGTCTCGGCCAGGCCGAGAGCGGTGCAAATCGCTACCTTGTCCATTTTGTCTCCAGAGGTTTGCAGTGCGGTGAGCTGCGGCAGGCCGGGATTGTTGGTGAGCGCTGCGCTCAAAATCCGGGTCACGTTGCCGTTTTTATCGTATTTATATACCGGGCTGATATATCGGTAGGCCTTGTCCGTCATCAGCGCGATGCCGGAGCTGTTCCATTCCACCCGCGCCCACATGCCATCAGCACGATTTTCAAGCGCCACAATCCAGCCGCGCGCCGGGCTCGCATTACCCGCTTCGGGGGCGCGCTGAGTGGAATGGTTCTCGTCCAGCGGCAGCTTGCCGGCCGTCATGGACGCCGCAATCACCGGCCCCGCATCACCCAGGCGATATTTTGTGCCTGCCGTGTCGGAAAAAGTCCCAGCCGGCAGCAGATGTATCCACTCGGGAACACCGCCCTCGGCCGGGAGCATTGAGGTAATAGAGGAAACGTCCATAGGCAGACACTACGCGGCACGCCCCCGCACCGCCCGCTGACACATGTCAGCGGGGCTTGGATTTCGTGCCTATGGAATGCAAAAGGGCGCGGGGCTGTGCGCCCTCACGCCCTCATGCTATACTGGATTTACGCAAACCGGCCAGCCCATAAAACCCCCTTTTGACCGCCTTGCAAAAAACCCGTTTTAAAGCCCGTACAGGGCGGGGATATTTCCCTCGGGCCTTTGGTCCCGCACGAACCTGTACCCGCCTAGAATCTCAAATCAGTAACGCTTAATCGCGGCTTAATAATTGACCCAGGATGTAATCCCGCGCCAGCGCGGTGATCTCGGTTTTATCCACCTCATCGAGCCCCAAATACGGCCTTGCCGGGATGGTGACGGACTGCGCCAACACCAGGTGCGCCTGCGTGTTGCCCAGCGCACCAGAGTTGCCCTTGGCGAACGTATCCCCCAGCACAAACGCCAGCGCCTTGGCATTCTTGGGCACGATGGTGGCACCGAACTGATGTACGGCAGCATACGGCCTGTCACTGCCCCAGCTCACCTCATCGGCGCCCAACACATAATGCTGGCTTTTTAATAGAGCCTCAGATGCCCTGAGCATACCATAGCCTCGTCCGGCGCTTGACCAAGGCAACATTGCATAGGCAGGGCTCAGGCCAGGCCAAGGGCTGCCATCCGGGCCAGCCTGCGTGGCAAACCGCAGCTTCGTGCTATCAACGCCAGCGTTACCGATTTGGGAGAGCAGCGGTGCGGTATCAAGCAGGCTGGCCTCGATCCGGCCCAAGCCGCCTAAAATGGCGGCATCATCAAACGTCAGCTCAAACGCAACCCCGGTCATTTTCTATCCCCTGGATAATTCAACCAAATTAGCCTATGTAGAGCCTGGACGCGCCGCGACACGGTGTTATTCACCCAGCCGTAGCACGGTTTCGCAAGAAGCCGGAGCGCCATGTGAGGTTAGAGGGTGGCCTCACCGGCGCGTCCAATCGGATTTTTCACCCACAATGATTTTCGCATGAGCCAGTTGGCTCAGCACATCTTTAACAGAGGTTAGCCGGTAGCTGACCAGATAGGTTTCCTTGCGATCCTTGGTGGTTTTAATCACGGCAAACCAAATTCCCGCTGCCTCACGTACCACAACAATTTTCTGGTCACCTTTTTCAAATACAAGCTCTGGCGACGCAATCAACTTGTCCAGCGCCACATAGGCTGCCAAATTCAACTCCGGATGCCCAGGGTTGCCCGGCCGCTTGCCGAGCTGCTTCTTCATCGTATCTGCCGAGAGCAGCACGCGCGGGGATTTTGTGCCCAGCGCCTGCATCAATTTCGCATCCATCGTGCCAACTTGCACAGCACCCTGCGGCGCCTGCATGAACCGTTCCAGCACCGCCGGCGCCACGGCCGTCTGACCAGGTAGTGCCAGCACCGCCGGCGGCGCGCCGATAGGGCGAACAGAGGGTGTCACCGGTATCGGCTTCTTCTCCAGCCAGGCGCGGCCTGGGTTGCCGACAAAGCCGGGGTCAACGCCCACCGGATATTTCGTGACAATCCCCGTGGTGCGGTTGATGTACTCCCGCCATTGCAGCTTGGGGCTGTCATCCAGCCCGTCTTTGCCCATGCGTGCCAGGCCGCGGTCATTGGTGGCGCTCACATAGCAGTGGCAGCCCCAGCCATTGGGCGGGTAGCAGGTGGCCCAGAACGGATCATCCGCCCGCAGCACCATGCCATCCCAGGCCAAATGCTGCAGGCGCGGATGCGGGCAGTTAACGTGGTGATATTGCCAGTACGGAAAGGCCGCCAGCACCGCCGGCTGCGTCATCTGCGCATAGCGCCCGGCCGCGTAGGCGGTGCTCATGTTGGTCTCGTAGATGATGCGCGCTCGCCAGCCAGGGTCCCCCGTATGCTTCCAGCCATATTTTTTTACTAGGTCATGAAACGTCCCGCGAAATTCGTTAAACCCTTTGCCCTCGCTCAGCCCCTTATCAATCGCGTCTCGAAAATCCTGGATCAGCGCTTTGTCCGTCGCGCCCGCCACCGCGAAGCTGCGCGCATGCGCCTCATCCATCACCGCCGTCCAATGGCTGGACGGCATGTTGGTTTTCTGGCGGAAAAAATCCACCGCCTCCTGGAAGGGTTTTACGAGTGCCTTGGCTTCCCCAGCCATAGTTAAGACTTATGGAAGCCGGGCAGCCCCGTAATCTCGTCCAGCAGCTCGGCCTGGCCCACCAGGTTGGCCAGCGCCATGCCCTGCATCATCGCGGTCTGGAAGGCGTGGCTATCGAGTTTCAAATGTTCAAGCCGCACCGCCAGATCATCCATGCTGGTGGATGCTTCAAAACAGTCCCGCACCTGATCCGTCATTCCGCCCAGCGCCTTGCCGGCCTCTGTCTCCACCCGGTCGATCAGCGTGTCCAGCGCCTTCTTCTGCGCCGTCTGCAGCGCCGTGAACCGGCCGAACAGCGGCCTGGCCGTCATCAGCGCCCGCTCGTCGGAATTCGGGTTAATCTCCGGGTGCGGGTTGGCCTTTGGCTTCAGGTCCGCCTTCACCAGCGGGTTGCCATCCTCATCCACCTGGCCGGGTGCCGGCGCCGGCGGCGGCCCGATCACTTCGTCATGCGGCCCCGGCTCTGTCAGTTGCAGCCGGTCCCGCAGCTCGGATGCCTTAGCTTTAAAGCCCAGCGGGCCGAGGTCAGCGACGGACGCAATCACGTCACTCAACGGCACCTGCTCCTCCGTGCCGATCTTGATGCGCGGATACGCATCCTGCGGCCCAAACGTGAACGCAATCATCGCCGGCCCGATCTGCCGGTTAAAACTGCCCGCCAGCATCATGGCGTCAAATTTCTCCACATCCTGCTCGCCGGCGCGGTGCTCCTTGCCCACCGCATGGCCGCCGGATATCGCATCCATGCCGGCGGTGCCGCCCAGCACCAACTTGCTGGCCTGCTGGTCCAGCCAGTTCATCCGCTCAGAATACAGCCGGGAGCCGTCATTCGCGCCCTTGGCCTCGACAAACTCCATCTCCATAGATTTCGGGATGATCGCCGCGAGGTCCCCGCCAATGCTGCGCACCGCGCGCCACAGCGTGCGCTTGTCATCGCTCGAAGCCTCAGCGCCATAGCGCCCCAGGCGCACCGGCAGCCCATAGCCCTGCACAAACAGCGCCCAATCCTTCAGGGTGTAGCTGGAATACATCCACATCCACGCGATGATGCGCGAGATACCGCTGCGCGCCACGCCGCCGGATTTCACCTTGTGCCCATGCAGCCAGAATTTATGCCGCGCCAGTGGCGTAAAGCCTGCATTGTCGCGCAGCAACAGCGTCTCTCCATCTTCCCAGCTCACCTCAAAATCTCGCTGGTGGCGCCACAGAATTTCCGCCGGCTGCACGCGGCCAGGCGCACTCTCCCAAATGATCTCATTGGCGGTAAACCCCTTGCCCACCGCATCCATCGCGTCATACAGCGCGTGCTGTAAAATCTCTTTATCCAGCCAGGCGCGCAGAAAATCCCCATGCCGCTTGGCATCCTTGCCGGTCTTGGCATCCTCCACGGTAATCGGCAGCAAGGCCACCTGGCGCTTACGTTTGGAGAGCACCGCCGTGTAGTGCGGGAACAGCTCCTCCATCTCTTCCGCCAAGGTAAACCAGTCACGCGAATTGAAATTGTCAGCGCCGCGCAGGATCATCCCCAGCCGCCCAGGGTCAATCCCAAACGCCAGATGTCCGGCAAAGGGGGGCCTGGTCGAAAAACTGCTGGGCGAGGCGACCTGCTGTTTGAGCTGGGCGATCTCCGCACGCGGGATGACGGCGCCAAATTGGTCGATAATCGGCCGGTAATCATCCGCCATGTGTCTGCTCCCCCGCCAAGGCCGCCAGCCGCGCATCAACCGCCGCTTGCACAGCCCTCAGCCGTTCCCGCGCCGCATCCATCCACGCCTGCCAATCCCGCAACCGCTCCTGATAATCCGCCGCCCGCAACGCCGCCTCAGCCGCCGCCATCTCGGCCGCCAGCTCAGCAAAGGTCATTTCAGCGAGATAATTTCCGCTCACAGCCGTGCTCCCATTTCCTGCACCACCGGGTCATGCGGCGGCAGTTTCGGTGCCTGGTCGCGCGGCATCTGGCGGCGGTATTTCCAGGCCAAGTCTTTGATCAGCCTGATCTCATAGTCAGACGGCATTTGCCGCAGCACGCAAACCTTCACATCCAGCCGCTCGATCGTCCCGCCATCCAGCGTGTGCGTCGGCAGTTTCAGCCCAACCAGTTTCTCGACATGGATCGCCCATACCTGGATCAGCGCCTTTTCCACCCGCGCCGCATCATCGTCATCCGCTTCCGGTTGCGCATAGGCCATCAGTAAATCCTCCGGGTCAGTTCGGGCATCCAGCCACCGCCATTGCTGGCCGCATCATCGGCGGCATCCTGCTCGGCCGCCGTATTGTGCCAGCCAGGCGTGCTACTGGTGGCACCCGCGCGCGGCACCGCCTCGTACTCGTAAACCTCACGCTCCGCTCGGCTCGCCGCGATCGCCAGCACGCAGGCCACTGCCGCGTCGCCATGCCGCTTTTTGTCCTTCTCGCCAGTTCGCTCATCCGGCACCCGCCCCACACCGCGCACCAGGCGCAACAGCCGGAGGTCATCCATCACCTCGCGGTCGCGCGGTATCTCAATCATGCCGTCATCAAACTGAGATTTCAGCCGTGGCATATTCTCCCGGTACCAAGGCTCCGTGAGCATCACGCACTCAATGCGCTCGCCATATTTCTGGAGCGACACTTCGGCCAGGTACGATCCATTCCCGCCCGCATCAAATTTCCCGGCGCGGAACAGCGGCAGCCGGTCGATAATGTAATGCACAATCTGCGCTTGGGCGGTATGCGGCACATTGCGCATTTCCAGAATAAACGGCGTGCGCAGCACAAGGTCCCGCCCGATCGCCAGCGGCCAGAACACCGACAAATCCCGCTTGCGCCCAAAATCATCCCCAAACACGTGCGGGCATTTCGGGTCGAGCAACTGCAACAGGGGCAGCAGCTCACGCTCGCAAAAATCTCTTATCTCGGCAGTGCGCAAATGCTCCGCCATCATCAAAAAGCTCTGCGGCAACTCCAGCCGCACCACGGGTATCCCACCCCGCTGGCACCGCTCAATCACCGCGGCGGAAAGGAACGCGCCGTTACCTTGCGCAGGCACGCAGAACAACTCCTCATCGGCATCATCGCCATACTGCGCAACAATCTCCGCCCGCCAGGCTACTTCCGCCTCGGGGCTCCAAACCTGCCCGGTCTTCGCAAAAATCCGCTTAACCAGGCCGTCCTTAATCGCATCATCCAACGTGGTGCGCAGCACATGGTAAGGCTTTTTGCCCGCCCGGATATCATTCACCAGCGTATTGAACGCATTCTCCTGGCCTTTGTGGGTGGAGAGCACAACCACTTTCCCGCCCCACATCAACAGCGCCAGGGCAGATTTCAGCACCTCGTCCAGATTATCATGGAAGGCAGCCTCGTCGATAATCACAAGCCCCTGCTTGCCGCGCAGCGCGCGGGGGGCAGAGGAAAGCGCCGATATTTCAAAGCCAGACGCAAATTTAATCCGGAAGGTCAAAATTTCCTTCTCGGGATTTTCCGGGTCGGTGAAGAAACTCTCTTCCAGCTCGCCGGCGGCCATCTGCAAGCTCTTCGCCCAGTCGCCGCAATAGCCGACGAACTCACGGGTCATGTCCTTGTCATAACCCATGTAATAAACATCCATCCCGCCGGCGGCCGTCTCCGCCGCAGCGGTCAGAACGGCAACAGCAGCCATCGACCAGGAATAACCAGTCCGGCGAGATTTCTCAGCCACCACCACGGCATATTGAGACACAGAGGCCATAAGCCTCTGTTGAAACTCAACAAAAACCTCCGGCAGATCAATCAGGGCGGCATCAGCATCCATGCCGCGCCCGCGCATCTTTTGTGTATTGCCACCTGGGCGCCGTCCGGGCCTGCGCCTCGCGGAATCCCTGCAACCAAATCTCATGCAAAGCGTGCCCCGGCGTGAACGGGTTCTCCCCCTCACACCCGCCACTCACAAACGCCTCAACCCCATCCAGCTCTGCCACGCGCTCAAAATCCACCATTTTGCCGGCATCGGCAGAATGGTTCACGGGGCGCTCACAAACGTCCAGCATGGTCATCAGTCGGCCTTCGCGGCCGATAAAATGCTCTTGAGCAAATACCCCTCAAAAGCCCAAATCTTCCGCCGGGCGTCTAGCCGCGCCAATCTCTTGCCGATAACCGCATCAAAATTCTCGATGCTGGCAGAAGCACTTTCACCCACAACCTGAAAACCATTCTTCAGCGTCAAAGCACAAACGGTCAGAGAGGTATCAGGAAAATGATGGTACTGTTCCCGCACAATCTGCGCATCAATATGCTCCGGCGTTAGGCGCGGCGCATTCAACCCTTTCTCAACCAGCTCCTTTTCAAGAGCCGCTTCACCATTAACAATTTTCACAATTTCGCTCATGCCTTCACCCCAAAAATCCGCGCCTTAATCACCGCCACGGTATCCCCGGTGAGCCCGGCGGATTTGTCCCGCGCCACCTCTTCCACCGCCGCCATCGCCTCAGCCTTAGCCCGCTCCGCCGCGCGCTTCTCGGCCAACGTCAAAAACTCCACATTGCTCTTGCTGGCGCGCCCCAACTCGGCCAGCGCCTTCGCCAGCATCATCAACCCTTCCGGGTTACCCTGCAGCGCCGCGTGGCCATCCGCATCAACCTGGCCCCTCTCCAGCGCGTTGATGAACAGATCATTGATAGCACCATGCAGCAGCTCGATGTTCAGCCGCGCCGTCTTGCTCTCCGGCGCATCCCCCAGCTCGCGTACCAGCGCCTCCGCCACCACGCGGGAGGAGCGCATTTTCTCAGCCAGTTTATCAAAGCCTTTGATGTGCCGGCCGAGCGCGGAACGAGACACCGCCACATGGCTGCGCATATCCGCCAGATGGCTCATAATCTGGTCCAGTGTATGCCCTTCCCCCCGCAACTTACCGATCAGCTCGCGGACTTCCGGCGGCAGTTTATCGATGCTGGAAGGGCGCGCCATCAGCCCGGCTCACGCCGCGCCACACCAGGGTAATGCCGGCCTTTCGCCACCTCCTGGCCCGCGTTGAGCAAATGCGTGATCCATAATTCACCACTCTGCGCCGCAATCTTTTCCAGCCGCACCAGGCCGTGCTCATCAAGGTACATGAGGTCGGCACGCACCATATCCCGGGTAGGATGATGTCCGAACGTCTCGATCGCCTGTTTCAGTACCGTCTCGTTACCCGAAAAACCATATTCATCCAGCGCCCGCAGAATGATCAGCCGACGGTCTTCACTCATGAATTCTGCAAAACTTTTAGCGCTCATGGCCTGCTCTCCTGCATCCGGTATTCCACCAGCAGCCCCACCTGGTGCTCGATGCGGATCATGATGTCCCGCACGCCGCGAATTTCACTCACCTGGGAGGCAACCGTCTGCTCCACCACGCGCAGCCTGCCATCAAATCCTTTCAAGTCCTGCTCATCGGCTTTGCGGTCCAGCTTGTCGGCGATCTCGGCCAGTTTGGCGTTCAACTGCCCCTCGATCTTCACCAGATTATCCTGGCTCACATAGGTCGCGCGCAATTTCCAAAAAAACGCCGCCATCACGCCATTGCCAACGGCGATTAAAAACGTCGCACCCTCAAAGATGGCCTGCCAGGCATTCGCACCCACGGCCTAATTCCCATCCGGCGGCGGCGCGTTTTCAATCGTGGCGATCGAGTTCACCGTATCCCGGCAATCCGCCCCCGCCTCTTCCAGCCGCACGAGGTAATCCGCCACATCGCTCTGCATCTTCATCGGCCCCACCGCCGGCTCCGGCGCGCAGGTGAGCAAGCCGGGTGGCAGCGTCACGCGCTCCACCACGGTTTTGGTAATCACCGTGGGTGCCTGCGGCGGCGCGGCGCAGCCCGCCAGCAGCAGCCCCACCAGCAGCGCGCAGGCCGGCATGGCAAAGCCGCCCGCCAGCGCCATCACAGTCTTCATTTGGTTCGCGCGCATGTGCACTCCTTCTCCGCCGCCACCGCCCCGCAGGTGCATTTAAAACCGTCCCGGCGCTTCACGGCGCCTTCCCCTGGCTGGCCGCGAGCACGTCGAGCGTGGTGGCCAGCACCGGCGCCAGCGGCGCGTCCTGGTCGGGCTCGCCCGCCTGCTTGGCAATCTGTGTCCGCAAATCGGCACCAGCCGTCTGAGCCGCACTTAAGCGAATCTGTAGCTGGCTCATCGCTTGGTCATCCTGCTCCTTGGCGGCAGCCAGGTCAGCTTCCGCTTTGGCGTTGGCTGCGGCCGCAGCCTGGTCATCAGCCTGCACCTGCGCTGCCAGCGCCAGCTTGGCCGCGTCAATCGCGCCCAGGTCGAACTTATGGGTCACATACACCCCGCCCCCGAACGCAATCAGCGCGGCGGCGGCATACGGCCCAAGCTTAGCCAGCAGGCTGATCAGGATTGGCGGCATCGTTATTTCCTTTTGCAAAACGGGATCGCAGGGTCAGGCTCCCCATGGAGCCACCCAAAAATGTCGCACTGGCGCCGGCATAGGTGAGCGGATCAAACGCCACACCACGCACCACCACGACAAAAACCGTCAGCGCCACCAAAACTAAACCGAAAATGATCGAGAGGGCCGCCTGCTCATCAAGCTTGCCGTCATCCCCCTCGATCAATTCCAGCAGACGCATGGCGGTGCATCCCTTCCTTTAAAAAATCGCGATCAGCACAAACAGCACAATCGCAGCGGCAATGGCCGTGCCAATCGCCGCCGCCTTCGGATTTTTCTCGAAAAACCCTGCAACCTTCATTTCATCCGCCTGCAAAACAGACCCCGCACCTTTGATCGACTCGCTCATCACACTCTCCACCTGGCGCGTTGAAGGACTTGGGCTGGCGCTGCGCCGCGCGCCCCCAAAGCACTCAGGCGGCGTGGTCGCCGCCGGTCATATCCAGTTGCCCAAGGAACACCCGGCGCTCCACATCCCGCCGCCGCGTCAGCCCCGCCATCACCCGGCCGCCGGCACGGTCCCACAGCGGGAATTGCTCCGCCGCCAGGTCAAAATCCCCACGGTCGATATAGGTGAACATCGTGGAGTGGCCGCCATTGGCAAGCCACACAAACCCATCCCGCCGGCCCGGCTCACCAGGCCCGATATTGTTCACAAAGCTGGTCAGCGCGCCCAGTTCATCGCCACTCAACGGCTCGCCCACATTGGCAATGACAATTTGCATCGACTCCGTGAGGTCCGCCTGCAGCATTTCCACCGCCTGCGCGTTGGTGATCACATCGCCCGACATCACCGCCCGCCCATTCATCCGGGTCGAGCCATACCCAATCGTCCACGGCTCAGCGCCGGTTCCAGGGTCAGGGTAGGCATTCAGCCGCAACCCCTCGAACATGATGGAGATGCCGGTGGCCTGCGCCATCGCGCGCGCGATAATCTGGGGAGCATATTTATTCATGGGCCATTTTTGCCCCATTCCGCCGCCGCTCACCCGCTGACATATGTCAGCGCCCGGCCTTTTAGAACGGCAACGACAACTGCTTGGTATCGGCCTTATTCAAAAACCGCGCCACGGATCGCTCATCAAGCGCAACCTTCTGGGCGATGGCTTTCGTCTTTAACCCACGTTTCGCGTAAACGTCCATCCGCCAATGCTTGGCCAGCGGCATTTTGATCTCGCAGCCGCCAAAATATTCCCACAGCGCTTCAAAGCCCGCATCGCCCAACAAATCCCGCAAGGCGTGCTCTGCCAACTTCTCTTTCGGCACATAAAACCGCGTGCCGCCATGCTGTTCGATGAGGCGTAATGTCACCTCCTCGCCTAGCAGATCGAGCATGTTGGCAAGCTCGCTCATTTGCCCGGCGGTATCCCCGCCGGCTTACGGCGCATTTTTGGCGCTGGTTTGGCGCCACCGCGCGCCGCCGCGGCCTTGCGCCGCTCACGATCCAGCCACGCTTTCAGCCCCTCAATCACATCATTGCCGGCCTCCGGCGTCAAAAACTCCGCCGCATCCACGCCCGCCTGCCGCTTCACAAACGTATCAAGCGCGCGCTGCGAGTGGTTGCCCACATACGGCTTCAAATCCTTCCAGATGCCATAGATCATCCGCACATAGGCTTTGTCAGAGAGCGGTCGGCGCTTTGCCGCCTCGGCCACAAACCCCAGCCGGGTGAACTCCGCCATCACCGCCTCAAGCTGCCCCAGCCCGCAATCCGCCGAGTTGCTCTTGCCCGTAATCCGTAGCAAAATGCCGCGATAATCCCCATCCTCCAGCTTGAGCTGCTTCTTGGCGATATGCACTTTCGCCAGCATCGCCCGCTTCTCCGGCTGCACACTCATGGCGCACCGCCCGCGAGGCATCCGGGGGCAACCAGCCCCCGGATCATAACGTCAGTGTTTCTCGTGGGCCTCCGTGGCCCGTTCGAGGTCAGCTTTAATAAGCCGGCAAATATAGGCCACGCCAAGAACTTCCTCGGCCGGCAGAGCGTTCTGCCGGTCAACCAAAGACTCCCCAAGGAACTCCAAAGCGTTGGCCGCCTGCAAAACGTCCCCGGTGTAGTTAAAGTCCTGCATTGCCAGCCTTCATCTGGGCGCGAAGCCGCATGTGCTCGAGGGTCTCCTGCAAAAGCTCTTCCTGCCGCGCCTCGTATATCTTCCGAAGCTCGGCCTCCTGTTGTTTGATCTCCTCGAAGAGCGGGTCTGCCAGCACGCCAAGCCCCGGATTGACAAAATGCGGGTCCGGAACCTCGATATTGTAAGCAAGTATCGCACAGTCCTCGGCGGTCATAAGGTGCTCCGCCAACTCCTCCTTCATATCTTGCAGAATCTCTGGAGTCAGTTTTAGCTGTTTGCTCCGGGCCAACCGTTCCAACTGAAAGAAGAGGTAGCTGAGGGCATCGAGGGTGAGAAATAATGGCTCTTCCATCGCTCAGCCCTCCCCGCCAAGAAGTCGCGGCGCCGACTTGTCTTTTCCAAGAAGCTTCCGACGATTCTTGACGTACCGCCGAATACTCTCCGGCTGATAGCCAGAACGCGCCACCTTCTGTTTCACCTTGTTGAGGATTGAAGTACCACGGCCCATCAAATCCGCGCCTTCTTCCCACTCGTCCGCATAAGCATCGAGCAAGGAGTCGCCAGGGATTGCACGCACGCCCAGTTTCAAATCGCGCAACACATCCACAGAAAGCTGGCTCAGCGAAAATAACCGTTCCACCTCGTCCAGCGCCTGCACTACTTCGAGTGCCGGCGGAGTTGCGCCGGGCGAAGTAAGCGTGAACGACTGCTGACGACCGCGTCGCACACCGGCGATAAGGCCCAGAGCCCATTCTCGGAAGTTGTCGCCCTGCTTTGTCCCCAGATTGATCCCAAGCCGATCCGCACCAGCGAGAGAGACAATCCATTGCGCCTGCATGCCGCCGTTGCTCGGAAGCAAAATTTTCTGTGCCTCGTGGGGGATGAAGCGGTGCTGATGCCGGTTTATAATCCTCAGTAAAGTGGACTTCTGGCACGCCAAAGGCTGTGCAAGTTGTCCTAACCTTAGCCAGGTTTGCCCATCCTTCTGGACGGTCTCCAAATCGTATTTCTCGTAGCGTAAAATGCTCATTGTAGGCTCCTACGTTATGGAACCGCACCATGCGGTTCCGGGTGTTCGAAAGCTGACGTAGGACAGCCGCGCACGTCTTTAGGCCGCCATTGCTGGCGTCCATTGGACATTCACGTGCGCCACCCGGAAGTACAGGGAACCCCGTTTCGCGGAGGAAGGCGCCTACGTTCAGCTCACTATCGGACCGGTTTCGACGCCGGGCCGTAGCAAGCTGACGTTGCAACAGGCCGCCGCGATTTGTCAACATATTCATTTTTGGCCGCCCCAGCCCGCCGCCAGGGCTGCCAGCCAGCGCCAAAACCCAGCCCGGCGCGCCAACCGGCGCCGCCGCGGGTCAATCAGCACGTTACGAAGCCAGGAATGTGCGTTTCGCCGTCCGATAACCATCATGTTGCTCCTGGATGATAACTGGCCGCGCCGCAGCGAGGGCCATCTTCACGTAATAAACCCATTGCAGCTCGGCGATTTCCGTGCAGCGCGGGCAGGCATCGATGTCCGCCGCTCTCTTCGCCCCCGGCCGCAGCCTGGTGTTGCCGCACACATGGCAATCACCAGGTGCCGTCACCCCTCAAACGCCCGCCAGCTCGCCCACCGCGCCTCCGCCGCCGCCCGGTGCGCCGCCTGCTGCCCTTGCCAGTGCTCAGCCAGCCCAAAATACCGCTGCACCTCCACCGGCTTCGGCAGGCTCTTCTTCTGATCAGCGGCAGCCGATGCCTCGCGCACGCGCCGCTCGGCCTCGGCAAAATAAGTCAGCGTCTCCCGTGGATCACCACCCAAGGCGGCCACCCGTTCAAACCGGCTCGCACTCATGATATCCTCCCCAAATGTGGAATTTTCACAACATTGCCGTTGCGCGCGAAAATGCGGTCCAGATCGTCTTCAGTGAGTTCCAGCACTTCAATCGCATCCAGCGCTCTCGCCGAAATATCGGAATTCGCCCACCGAACCAGGTCCCGCACCGCCCGCATCCGGTCAGGCTTTTCCGCGCCGCTCATGGGAGCAGGCTCCAAGCGGCCTTACGCAGAGCCACCATTGACGCATGGGGCAAACAATCAGCATTATTTCCTACGGCCTCGATTATCACTCCGTATGTCTCAAACTTGCGGCGCAATCCCCGAACAATCATTGCAGCCGTGTCTAAGGTTGCCGGATAAGTCGCCTCTGGATACAAGTCGGCTAACATTTGGGCATGTAAAACAACGTGTGGGCTATGCCTGACAAGGCGGACCAGAATACGCAGTTCCAACTGGTCCAGTCGAAAACTGCTATCACGCCGAAAAGCGTCGCATATCTCATCGCTCATTAGTGCGATGGCACAGAGCGTTTTCACTTGCGCATCCCGTTCGGCGAGCTGGGCCTGCAATATGGCATTCATCCTAGCAAGGGATTTCAGCGTTGGCTTAGCCAGCGCCGCGCTCACTGCTGCCCCTCCAGAATGTTCGCCGCCCGCACCACATGCTTATCGGTCAGCGCCTCGCCGGCGGCTGCCAGCATCGCGGCATCCAGTGTGTAGACCATCTGCCGCAGCCCGCCCGGCTTGCGCGCAATCGTCCCCAGCAGCGTGCGCACCTTGTCGTCCCGCACCCCAAACGCATCCAGCATGGCGGTGATATCGCCGGCCGTGGAATTCACCACCTCAACCCGCATGCCCAGCCGCGAGAACACCTGCGCAAACTCCGCCTGCCGCCCGCCGCCATCCACCCGCCGGTTGACATCAATATTCCCGGCCAGCACGATGCCGATCTCGGTCTCATCAGCAATCGCGCGCAGTTGCTCGATGCCGTTCATTTTCAAATGCTGCGCCTCATCCACAATCAGCAGCGCCTGGCGCCCTGTCAGCCGCGCGCAAATCGCCCGGAACCGTTTTGTTCCCGCCATGTCCGAGAGCCCCAGCCTGTCGCAAATATCCTCCATAATCTGCGCCGCCGTGGCATTCTTCGGCGCGCAGGTGATGCGCCAAACATTGGAGTGCTCACCTTGGTATTTTTTAAGCGCGGTGGTCTTCCCAATCCCAGCACCGCCCGCAATCACCGCCATCCGCCCCAGGCTCTGCGCGTGGCTCAGCACATGCAGAAACGTCATCGCACTCGGTGTCGCCACAAAATCCGGCTTGCGCAACAAAACCGACCTGGTCTGGCGCTCGCTCTCCCGCGTCTCCAGCCAGGCCCGCAGCTTCTCGGCCACGGCGGTGTAATTGCCGCTATAGCTCTTCTTCATCCAGGCCGGCACCGTGCTCTGGCCAATCCCCGCAAGCTTCGCAATCGCCGCAAAGCTCAACCCATCCTGGCGGGACGCTTCCCGTATCTTGCCCCGCAGCGCTTCAAATTCATCAAGCATGGCAGAGGCATTGCCAGCCGCACCAAACTCTTGCGTTACATTATCGAGCATTTTTAACTCCTTTTTTGATGAACGTTCAGTCACTATCGCCGGTCACAAGCCGCAGCCCGCGGTCCATATCCCGGTAAAATTGCAGGGTTTCCGACTCATCCTCAGCCACCGGCTGCAGCGCCGTATTCCCAGCCGTCACCAGCCGCACCACCTTCGTCTCCGGCGGCGTGTAGGGGGCAACGGGTGGGGACAATTGCGCCAGCTCCGGCAGCGTCATCCGCCGCTCCGCTGCCAGGCGCTCCCGGGTTGCGCGCAGATACGCATTGCGCGCGTTGGCGTGCTCGCGTGCCGCCTCGGTATCGGCAAACCCAACGGCCTCGATCAGCCTGGCCACACAAATCAGCCGCTTATCGCGCGCATAAACCGCCAAATCCTGATGCACATTCTCGGGGTCAAACCTCACAACCAGTTTTTGCCCGCGATATTCCAGCAGCTCCTCGCACCAATACCGGTTGCCAAGCAGATAGATCGCGCCATCATCTTTGCGCACCGTCACACCCTCGGCCATCAACATGCACAGCCGGCGTTGCTCGGCCGAGGCCTTGCGGATCACCGTCTCCGGCGCGCCATAACTCTGGTCAAACGCTTGCTGAAACGAAAGCTTCCCGCCGCACACCCGGCTCTGCCGCCCCTCGCGCTGGTTATGCAGCGCAATCTCGCGGTCAATTACGGCCAGAAACGTTGCGAGCGGCACCGCCTTGGAGCCATAATCCTCTGGCTTCGCCAGCGGGTTATTGCCGCAATACGCCCCGTCAAACGCCGGGTGCTTGGCAATATCACGGGCAAAATCTCCGAAGCCACGCTCAATCGGCTTGCTCTGCCCGGCATACGGCGTAACAAAATGCACATCCACACCGAGCAGTTTAAAAACGCCGTCCGGGTCTTCATCCCGCACTTTAAACCGATACCGCGTCTTCGTGCCACCGCTCAGCCATTTGGAGGCAAAGGCCCTCCCATTATCCAGATACGCTTTTTCTGGGATGCCATAGGTCTCAATCAAATCCCCAAAGCACAGCCGCACCTCGTCCTTGTTCTCGGTCCGCCCCGTCCGCCAAGCCAGAAACATCCCTGAATAAAGGTCTTGAAATGCCACGGTGAGCGGCCGAGCCACCTTGCCATCCGGCCATTGCACAAACACATCCCATTTATGCCCATCCGCATTCACCGCCTCGAGCGCATGGAACCCAGACCGGTCTCGCTCCTGCGCCGGGAACAACGCCTTGGCAGCATCCCGCCCCTCGCGCGCCATCACCAGCACCGCCTCCGGAATCGTCTCCACGCGCCGGCGCAGCGTCTTCTCGTTGGGGATTACCCAACCTTGCTCCGCCGCAATCCGGCAGGTCCGCCGGTAAACCGAGGTAAAGCTGGGGTTCGCCGGGCGCAGATAATCAGCCTGCGTCGCATCCTGAAAATTCGGGTCAATCTCAACGCGTCGTCCGCCGCCGCCGCGTGCGCTCGGCGTCAAAGCTGGCAGCCAGTCGCTTTTGTTTGCTCTTTTCCTGGTATCAAGCCAGTTGCGGATCGTCTGGTGGGATGCTCCAACCTCTTTGGCAACAATCTTTATGGCGTTTGCGCCATGCTGCGCCCTTAAATCATCAACTCGTAACAACGCCCGCAGCCGCCGCGCGCCTTCATCCTTCCGGCTCTGCGGTTGCTTCTCAAACCACTCCCAAGTCTGCTCATTCGGTGCAGTATCCACCTTGGCCTTCGGCTCAGCCTCTTTCGGGGTATACCGGATAACAAGTTCTGCCTGTTGCCGCTCGGGCAGGGCAGTATAATGATATTCCTTGCCATTTCCGTCTGCACGCGTGCGCGATTTGCCCTTCCCGTCCCAGTCATCCCGCCTCGCCAACTTCAAATAGCCGGGCTGAGACGTAGGCATCCCAAAGAGCGCCTCTTTCACAAATTCATTGAGCGTGAACCACTCTTTTTTCATGTAAGTGAGCAATCCTCGACCGTCACCTTGGTGTCCTGGACATAGGTTTCCGGCTGGCCATAAACCGATACCCAAAGCCGCCCATACGAACCGACCCATTCTTGTTGAAGATTTTGCCCAAAAAATCTCAGACGCATTGTCGGCGTCGCATCTCCGCCGATCTTTCGACGGCATAGCGCCACAGACTCAGCGTAAATTTGGAATTGTTCTAAATCGCTCATGCCGCCCGACGCTCCCGGCGCTCAGCCAGCATCGCCTCGAGCATGCTGATCTCATCGTCCAAGCTTTCCGCAACCACCGGCCGCCAGATGCCCAGCTTGATAATCCGCTCGCTCACACTGCCAGGGAAAAACACCGCCTCCAGATGCTCGCGCATCGCAAACGACAAGCAGGAGACATGGAACTCCGCATTAATAGTTCCCACCCGCCGCCGTGCCTTTCTCTCGGGCAACCGGTCAAACCGCCTCGCCAGCGCGCGGCAGAAATCATCATCCACCCCCGCCACCTTCGCCGCCCGCAACTCCGCCAGCGTGAACCACTCTTTTTTCATTTTATGGTCCTTTAAGAATGTTCTTTGTCGGGTGAATTGACGACAATGTCGTTGCTTGCGGCGTCGTAGAAGACCTCACCATCTTCACTATCGGTTTCCATCTCCGTGATAACTTCCAGACAGAAAATCCAGAACCACTCGCTGCGTTCATATCCACGCACACAAATGTGCCAGGCGATTAGCTCATCCCGTGAAACCCGCAGCTCATCAGCAGCGCGATAGTAGCAGTCGGCTGGCTGACCCGTTTCTTCATCATGGTTTTTGCAAGCGCCCCAAACAAAGCACTCGTTTTCCAGGTACGTTTCTAAGTAAGAAATACACGCCGCTCTATCGACAGCCTGCCGGAGTATTTCGTAATTAGTTTTGTGCTTTTGGGGCGCATAATGCTTGTAATAATAGGAAGGGATAACCCCCGCCCACGGCCGCGTGGGAAGCTCAGTATTTGGCCAACTCTCCCGCTCGGCCAACCGCTCCATATCAGCGACAGAGCGCGGCATGTTCGGCAATTGCTCAGCCGCAAATTCCGCCAGAGTAAAGAACTCTTTTCTCATTCCATCCCCCGGACTTCTTTTTTGAATTGCTTGCGTTCAGCCGGAGACCATTGCGCCCACGCCACAAGCAAAGCCTGCAACAGCCCATCCACGGTTGGCTTTTCTGTTGGCTTATCCGTCTTCGGTTTCGCCGGGTTCGCCCGCAAGGCGCGCTCAACACTGCCGTCATAGAGGGTCGCAGCCTCGTCAAGAACTGTCAGCGCCGCAGGATGCTTTTGCAGCTTATCCAGCAAAACCCCTTTTTTGGCCGCATCAGTGCCCTTAAGGCGCTCCCAGACATCATCGCTTGTCTTAAGACGGCGGTTTACCGCCAGGCGCACCGTGGTGGCATCAACCCCCAGTTTTTCGGATGTTTCGTCAAAAAAGTTCTTATTTTTAGCCGCTTTTTGCAAAGTCGAAAATTTCGAATCATTTCGATCTCCGCCGCGAATGGAGCCATTCAGCCTATTCCATATCACCCAGCGCCGCGCCAAAAACTCCGCCTGATCGTAGGGGGAAAGCTCGATGCGATACAGGTTCTCGTCTATCTCCCGCAGCTCGGCCTCATCCTCGTTGCAAGCCTGAACAAGAGCAGAGATTTCCGCCCAGTCGGTGAGCCCAGCCGCGAGTAAATTCTGCGCAGCCTTCAAACGGTGCGCACCGGCAATCAGCCGATACCGCCCGTCCCTCAAAGGGCGCACGGTGATGGGGTTGAGCAGCCCCCGCTCACTGATGGAAATTTGGAGCCGCGCGACATCCGCATCATCGGTCGCCCTCAGCCGGTCCTTAACCTCGATCAGGTCAAGCCTGAGCTTAACCACCTCCGGCGCGCTCACGCCGCAGCCTGCTCATTCTGAATGGCCTTGCGAAACTCGGTTGCGTGCAGCCGCCTACCGTCAGATGTCCAGCGCTCCGGCCAAAGAGCATGAGGATTCATTTCCAGAGCATCGGCGATCACGGTCTCCACTTTTCCATTGATACGGACGCCGCCCAGCACGTCGGAAACCGACTGGGCGGACAGGCCGAACCGCTGGGCAAAGCCCTTAATCGTGCCAAAACGTATCCTGATCTCGGCCTTAATTTTTTCCGCGTGCAATCCTGCGACTTCCTGTGCCAT